CATCTTCTGTAGTCTGGTCAGTCTTGTCAACTAGTTGCCATGCTAGTGCATCTTCACTCCAACGATACATTGTTGGGAAGTTTTCCAAATCTGCTGTGCTGATCCATAGATCGTTGTCAACTAGTGCAGAACCGTCGCTTTGTGTCTCTGGAGCTGTTGCAGCAACCTGAGGACCGCTAGGGTCTGTATTTGGATATACATTTAGGTAACCATCCCATGTAGTACCATTGTGTGCCAACATGTCAACATCACCGAACGCTGGATTGTACCATAGTTGGTTGTCAGACGGAGCGTCAACTGGATTATCGCCAGATGCTTCAAATGCTTCTGAGCTCAATGGGCTCCAGTTAGAAGCAATAAATGTTTCTGCTGCACCTTCTGGTGCTGCATATAAGTTTGCAATACCATCAGTATTTGTGTGTGCATTATAAGCACCGCTATTAAACATCTTAGATAGCGGAGTATTTGTTACGTTAGTTAAACGAATATCACCACCAGCAGTATGAGTAATCTTAACTCTATTGTCAGATGTTACAGTAGCAGTAATGTAGTTTGCAATCTCGTTGTTACTTGAATCAAATCCAAAGCTAGCAGCATTGATTGCCGTAGCAATATTTCTAGCTACTTCAGCACCGTCAGTTGCACCGTTAAATGTCACTGTTGCTGTTGCATCAACAAGTGCTAGTGTACCCGGAACTGACTGTTTGATTGTAAACGAATAGTTATTTGTACCGGATGTGAATGTTGTTCCTGTAGAACCCAATACATCAGAAGTAACTACAGTACCGCCTGCGCTCTTACGGCGCCATACACGGAACTGAGCTGTTTCTGGACTTGCATCAAATCCTGAAGTTTCTGTAGCATTATATTGTACAAATACACTGTCAACTGCAAGATTTACACCGCCACCTGCACGGTCTAGATAATATAGAGCTGAGCCAGTAGTTGCATATAAAGGAGCATCTATCTGTACCCATGCTGCTGTTGCTGCATTGTATTGTTTAACTCTCCAACGTGCTCCGCTGTTTGGCTCTGTTGTCTTGATCCAGACAGAACCAGTTGCTGCACCTTCTACAGACTCAGTTAAATCAGATCTCTTAAATGTTGGAACTGATGTATGTGGGCTTTGTTGTAGTCTAGGACCATAGTAGAACCCCGGAGTAATACCCAAGCTAGACCACTCTGTACCAGACACGTTTTCTAAGTACAGTGCTGCATCAGCGGCTGTACTATCACCAGAGTTACCGTCCGCTGCGGTAGTGCCGTCTGTGTACAAATACAATCTGTTGTTAACAACATTTGCACTTACACCCGGTACGTTAGAGTTAATAACGTTAGCAAGTGCTGATAAAGATGCAAATGTTTGGCTCGGAATAACAGTATTGTTAATAGCGTAAGAACCAGTAAATCCACTTGGGAAGTTGGTAGATGTTACTGCTACTGTTCCTTTAACTGCTGCATGGCTTGCAGACCAGTTGCTGCTGCCAACTAGCACCCATGTGCCTGGCTCAACAGTATCACCATTACCTGCAGACTTGTAATAGACTTTTGCGTTTTCTTTAGTATCACTACCAGTTTCAAATACAACTGCATAATCGCCAATACTTCCAATAGAAGATCTTGGTTCGTTAGCGCTGATATTTAAAGAGTCTGCATCAGTTAAGACCAATGGGGTCTTTGCTGTAAACTTCTGGCCGCCTGCATCTCTACTAGCAGAGTTCCATTCTTGGATACCCCATGTTGTAGCAGTTGTATCTACCCACCATGTTCCGTCTGCAGGTGCTGCTCCTGGCTCTTCTGTAGAACCAGCTAGTTGATCTAGGTTAACGTCTGCACGAACTACAAATGCATTGTTACTGACCCCTAAGAAACTATAGGCTGCTAACAGACCATATTCGTTACGTTCTCCACCATGAATTGGTGAACCGCTTGCGGTCTTCTCAAAGAACGGTACACCAAATAGATCTACTAGATCTTTCTGGCTTGTTAATCTAAATGCCTTTCCAGCATTTGCTTGTGTGGTTGCAGAGGCTGTACCAGTGCCTGCTGCGTTCGACTTATCTTGTCCTGTGGCTACAACGATCAACGGAGTTGTACCTGGTTCTGCAGGTGTGTAAAAACTCTCGTCGATTACCGTTACTTGTACGCCTGGTGATGTTAATGCCATTCCCTATTCTCCTGGTAATGTTTTGCTAAAGTATTTAGCGGTATATTGGAAAATAGTAGAGTTATAACCTGAGAAAAAGGGGATGAAAAGGTTTAAATAAAGTATGAGACCATTATGTAAGTGCGGTTTGCGACCCCGGGCCGTAAACTACAAAAAGAATGATAGAATTTATTATCGTAGACTATGTGAAGTCTGTATGACTAACGGCTTATACCACGGTATTCCTAGGTGGGCTAGGGCTGGGTATAAGATAAAAAATCAATGCGACAAATGCGGGTTTAGAAGCCCGCATTTAGAAGTTTTTAGAGTTTTTCATGTAGACGGCAATCTTGACAACTGCCGTCATACTAATCTTAAAACAGTGTGCGCTAACTGTGCTAATATTTTAAGCAAAGAAAATATTAGCTGGCGACAAGGAGATCTTGTTGCTGATTATTAAAATCGTTAACAAGCCCTTCCATATTCATATAAAGCTGGCTGATTAATCCGTTGTTATCCACTACCGCATCAAAGTCTGTGCCAACCCAACTGGTTTCACTAGCGTGGATTTTCTTCATTTTGAGCTCTTGCACAGCCCAGTTGTGTCCTTGATTAGCAGCAATAGCAGTATCATACCAGTCCGGTAGATTACCTCGTTGAACCCAGAGTATTTTACCACCCTGTGCTTTGATAGCGGCTATTTCGTTAGGGAATCGACAGTCACTAACAACTACATGATCCTTACTTGTACGTAGTTTATTTTCTAAGCTGGCAATCCAAATATCGTCGTGAAAAGATTTACGACATACTTCTGTACCCCAATATTGTAGGATCCAACGGGGAGTTAATGTAGGCATTGCTAGACGTTCTGCCCACCAAGGGTCGACTTGCTCTCTCCATTCTCGGGCTTCTTTTGTGCGCCCTTCCAACATTGTTCGGTCCCAACCAAACACTGCTGCTACTGCATCTTTTAGTGTAGATGCAAAACTTTCTCTTCTAAACTCGTGAAAATTAACCAGGTAATCGGCAATAGTATCTTTACCGCTGCCTATAAATCCGCAGACTCCTATAATCATAATGTCTCCTTACATTGTTACAAGTGTAACAACTTTAGTGCAAGAAAACAACGATCAGTTAACCAATAATGAATGAATATCCGGAGCCACCAGATACTAGAGTCTCTAGTTCTTTAGTTAGACGTTCGAGGTCAGCGGTTGCTTCTGCTTTCATAGCAGCACCGTTTAAACTAGTACCGCCGCCTGGACCTGCAATCTGGCTGAATAACTCACGGGCTTGACCAAGCATCATTTTGCAGTTAGCTAGACTATAGTCTTTAATCCACTGTCCTGCATAAGTGTCTTCGATGATAGCAAAGTCTGGGCGTATATTATAGACCCATAACAAAACTTCTTCGTCGCTTCTAGGGCGTTGTTGGATGACGATTTTTCGGCTCTGTGGGTGCCATGTGTAGTTAATAAAACTACCGAACATCTTTCCTACTAGCTCTTGATAGCCCGAAAATAGCTCGTACGTTGCCAGTCCGCCCATGTTAGTTGAGCTTAACAAATAGGTATTTGTATAGGCCAAGTTGAAGGGTTCAAAAACAGTACCACCATCGCCGTTGCCAGTTCTTGAGCCGATACTTCTTCTAAAAATCTGTCGTACTTGCTGTATCTCTTTTGGAAGAATGTATTCGTTTTCATTTTCCTTAAGAGTCAAGTACGCATAACTTTCTTCTACTGCATTATCGCTTCTTTGTCGAAATACAGCAAGAGCACGATTTAATGCGGTTTCGTAGTGGATAGGGTCTAGTTCTACATCAATCATGCCGTCACCTAGCATGGTTCTGCAATAATCATAGACTGATTGTTTTGATTGGTCGATTTGGCTCATACAGTATTTATAAATATATGACTATGCCAAGACTCTCACTTTATCGTCCAGAAAAGGGCAACAACTACAAATTTATCGACAAAGCCGTATGGCAGATGTTTCAGGTCGGCGGTACCGATGTGTTAGTACACAAGTACCTAGGTCCAGGAGCTTCAATTCAGGGCGATACACCAAGCACCCCTTCGTACTCTAGCACAAATCCTACACAAATACAGGATATGTTATTCTTAGAAAATAGAGATCGAAAATATGATCCGGATGTATATGTACTTAGGGGTGTATATAATCTGCAAGATACAGACTTTAACCTAAGTCAGTTTGGTCTATTCTTACAAAACGATACAGTATTCATTACTTTTCATATTAATGATACAGTAGAAAAAGTGGGTCGAAAGATTATTGCCGGAGATGTAGTAGAACTTCCCCATTTAAAAGATGATTTTGCTCTAAACGATCTACAGTTTGCTCTTAAAAGATTTTATGTAATCGAAGAAGTAAATCGTGCTGCGGAAGGATTCAGTGCAACATGGTATCCACATTTATACAGAGCCAAGTGCAAGCCACTAGTTGATAGTCAAGAGTTTAAAGATATTCTGGATGGTCTAGCAGATGAAGATACTGATGTGACTCTCAGAGATATTATGAGTTCCTACGAAAAAGAAATGCAGATTACTCAAGCAGTTCTTGATCAAGCAGAAGCCGATGCTCCAAAGAGCGGTTACGATACTTCGCAGTTATACAATATACGAAGCAATACCGCTGGGCTGTCCGAAAAATGGTCTAGTATTAAGACATATTTTAAAGGCGACATTGTTACTTTTGGAGAAAACAAATACGAAGTAGTTCAAGAAGCTACAAATGTGCAACCTCCCAACTCATCGTATTACAAGTTTATAGAAGCTATTAGAGAACTTGATAGTCTAATAGGTTACTTAACAGACGATGCAGCACCACCAAATGGTGCAGTTTACTCTTCGGGCATTGCATTTCCATTAAGTCCAGTTGTTGATCAATATCACCTTAGAACCGATTATATGCCAAGAAGACTATTCAAGTATAACGGCACAAGATGGGTTAAAGTAGAAGACGAGAAACGAATGACCATGAGCAATCTTGGTGGAACAGATGTTGGAGTTGGTGATAGATTCGAAGGTAAAGATAATCGTCAGACTCAGAAAACCAGCTTTATTAACAATGACGGTGAAACCGGTCAAGGTGCATTAACCTTCGATGTATTCTATCCAGACGTTGATACCAATACTATTCAAACTTCGTTGGCATTTTCATCAGGTATGTATGCAGAAGTATTCCTCGATGAAAGAAAAACATCAGCAACAGTATCTAGCGGTGCAGGAGGATTGGCATTGATCACTCTAGATCAACTGGCTACTGCATCAACTAGAGTGCAGTTTAGACTTTATGCACAGTCTATAAAACAAAAACAAAGTTTAAGTAAAGCTCTTAGACCTCAGGCGGATTAATAATGGACTTTTTTTACGACGGGCAGATTAGAAGATATGTAACTCAGTTTATGAGAATCTTTGTAGGATTCAAATATCAGTCTGGGGATGGTACTCAGCAATATATTCCTGTTAGTTATGGCGATATGAGTAGACAGGTTGCTGCGATTATTCGAGACAACTCTGAAAACAAAATGCCCACTGTACCCAAGATTGCCTGTTATATTACAGGTCTTGAACTCGATAAGACTAGATTATCCGATGCTACATTTGTCAGTAAAATGAGTGTTAGAGAACGTGCATACGATCAAACTACTGGTTCATATCAAACTTATCAAGGTACGGGCTATACAGTTGAAAGACTCATGCCAACTCCTTTCAAGTTAACCATGAAGGCTGATATCTGGACCAGCAATACCGATCAGAAGCTACAGTTGCTAGAACAGATTACTGTACTATTCAATCCAAGTTTAGAAATACAAACAACTGACAACTATCTAGACTGGACTAGTTTGAGTGTTGTTGACCTAGATTCAATCAACTTTAGTTCTAGATCTATTCCACAAGGTGCAGAAAGCGAAATAGACATTTGCTCTATGGAATTTTCAATGCCTATCTATATTACGCCACCGGCTAAGGTCAAGAAGTTAGGCATAGTTAAAAGTGTTATTGCTAACATATTCACTGAAAGTGGTAATGTACAGGACATTAATACTCTAGTCTATAATCAAAACGAAGCTACTGCAAAAATATTGACTACTATTAACGACTACGAAACCTTACTAATGAAAGGACCCGTAGGAACTGGTGCATATGACTATTATCTTTCTTTGAGCGAACCAACTAATGATAACTGGAATACTATTTTAGATATTAACGGCGGAGTATCTGCAACCAGTCTAATACATTTTATGCAGCCAACAGGTTTTGAAATCACTGGAACATTTGCAGTTAACGAACTTGATAATAAAATCTTAGTGGTAACTTTAGATCCTGATACTATTCCAACAAATAATATTACCCCTATTAATAGAATAGTGGATCCATATAACTTTAATCCTATTACGTTTTACAATGGGGTTGAGAATATTCCAGTAGGAACAAGATTATTAGTATTAGATAATATCAATGATCCCGATGTAGCCAGAGTAGGAGCAGACGATGCTTGGGTAAACTTAGATAGTGCATATCCTTTTATCAAAGCTAACTCTATTATAGAATGGACAGGACAGTTTTGGGCAGTTGACTTTGATCCAGATGTTAACGATTCATCGATACATTATGTTCAAAATCTTACAACATCGATACAATATCGATGGGACGGTGAACAGTGGCTCAAGTCGTTTGAAGGCGAGTATGCACCAGGATACTGGAGAATTCAGATAGACTAATGATAAGTATCGGTATGCAACAGCGTGCCGGATTATTATTTTTAGCCAAAACTACAGGTCGTGTTCTTCTTATATTAGAAGAATCAAAATGGACTGTACCTACATTTGCAAGAAAAGGGTCTCTCTTAGAAGATGCAGACCCTTTATTAACCTCCTATTGTTCAGGAAGGATTGTTCCCATAGAACTTTATCTCAGCGAAGATAAAGGTTTTGAATACGGAACCTATGTATGCCTAGTAAACGAAGAGTTCTTAACTTGTTCAACTCCTACATTATGTTGGAGTAGTTTAGATTTCTTACCTAAGCAACTACATAACGGTTTAAAAGCCACAATAAATAATCAGCTTATCCGCACTAAAATAGACACTATACTGGAGTTAGAAAATGCTACCAACCATTCTAAAATCTGAAAGATTTCAACAGGAATATAAAAAATATCAATCAATGATCAACGAGCTTCCTGACGGTGCTTTAAAGACAGAGATGGATCAGTTATTGACTAAACTTGTTAGAGAAATAAAATCTTTAGATAGTGGACATCTTGATATGATCATGTCAAGGCAGATTCCGGTTATGGCTCCGGATATTAGAGAAAGAATCACATCATTAAGACGCCAGCTTGATAGAAAATACCAAGACTGGCGCTCTGCAAATCGTTAAGCCTGAGCTTCACCCCAACGTAAGATAATATTAGCATTGGTTGCAGTTCCTGCAACCTTATAAACGTTAATGGCCAACACGTCTGGTCCATTTGGAAACGTTCCTCTACCACCAATAGCTGTAGTTGTAAGTTCTTTCAACTCATTCAGATCAAGTGTTGCAGTCTCGCCCGGATTTGCAATAAAGGAGAATACTGTTTCGCCTGGCAATGCATAAGGCGGTTGACCGAACTGGAATGTTACTGTTCCGCCTGCCGAAGTTGAACTAATAGAGCTCTGCGTAAACGTTACTCTGTAATAGCTTGTTACACCAAACGTTAACGGGCCTGTCACTGTAGCTACACGGGTGTTGGCTGGAAACTTAACGTCATTAACTTCAGTATTGGTAGTTGCAGCACTTGCTGTCCAGCTAGCTGCTGTAAAGAACAGTTGACTAGTAACACCTGCACTATTACCACCTAAGTTCAATGTAACTGATGCTCCAGAGTTTACGTTTGTTGAAGCATTTCTGCTAGTGTAGACAACATAATAAGCAGTTCCACCAGACCCAAACGGTCCTTGGATGCTGGTTATTGTAGTATTACTCGGAAACTTTGCATCATTAATAACAACACCGCTTAATGGAGTGGTATAGTTTCCACTCCATGCATTAGAGTTCTGCCATGATGTTGCATTAACATACATATAGGCGTTTGTACCACTACCGAACTGCATGGTTAAAGTGGTGCTCATAGTAGTAGTGGTCGTAGCAGTTGCAGTTGTAATACTAGAACCGCTCGACCAAATCACAGAACCGCCCGGTGCAATCTGTGCAAAGCTAGGCTGTCCGCCTTGAGATAATGCAGTCAATCCGCCCCAACCGATATCGCTAGGATTCAACGGATAGTTTTGTGGATTCAACACCCCTTCAATAACAATACCAGAAGTTCCTGTTGTTTGAGGGTCTGACGAAATAGATATTGATTTTAGCAGCAACTGCGCTCTGTTTAGTAATTCTTTCTCACCCAGGTCCCCGGTAACAGCATTGGATACACTAGGTGCCAAACGAATCAAGAATACAGTGTTTTTAGTTGTGCTAATACTGTTTCCTGTAGAAGCATATGAGAAAATGTATCCGCGATCTTCGTCAAAGTTACCGTCGATCAAATACGCACTACCCCAATGGCTAATGATTGGGCTTGTTGTATTCGAAATCAATACAACGCCTTGTCTATTTGCATGTGTTGCTGCTACACCTGCGGTATAACTTCTTACAGCACCTGCGGCAAAGTTACTAAGTGTTGCAGCTCTATTCAAACCAGTCAAGGTATTGGTTGAGTCGTTCTTTCCAGAATAAGATATAATTTCGTTATCAACGAATACTATTCCGCTTGTTGGAAAATCATAAGTATTATCTAGATACATAGTAGTTGAAACACTGTCTAATGCGCCTGCTAGTCTAGCTTTTGCCCCTTCATTTAATACTTCGTAGCGAACTGGCAAGTTACCAGTTCGCATATACGCTTCGGTGTTTAAGTTATTACCTTTTAATCGATGGCAAAATACATAGTTACCTTCCGGGCCTCTAAACATCCAATCGATAAATCCAGCACCGTACCAGCTAAACTGAATGCCGATCATTTGCATTTTTGTAATGTCGATGTTATATCCAGATGGTCCTGTTCCGTCACACTTGTCTAAGTTCCAATCACTTTGTGGGATAATGATGTCCTGTACTTTACAAACTTTAACTCCAGATACTGCATTAACCCCACGCCAGTCTGGAGTCACAGTCATAGACGTATTACTTGTGATTGTGGATACTACATGAGTCATACCACGAATAACGATACGATCCCCCTCTTGTAGTTGATCTAAGAATCTAGTATTTGTTCCTGTGATTGCATTAGAGTTCAACGGGATGGCGATAGTTCCTGCAATTTGGAAGGTACTTGATCGTCTTCCTACAGAAAGTTCTCGTCCATTATATTGGAAAAAGATTCCGTTCTGATCGTCAAACGGACCCGATCTAACAACAGCGCCATGCCAGTTAACCAATGCCATTTGAGCTTGAATACCGAGTGTGGCCGATGTTGATCCTAACTGTGTTCCAGATGTAATTCTAAATGTTCTTTCGTCGACAATTTCGTTTACAGTATAGGTTCCATTGTATCCAGTTGTTTCAACATCTACTAACTTGATTACAGCACCTGCTTGAACACCGTGATCAACGTCGTCAGTAGTAACAGTAATAACTGCGCCGGATGCTGTAGAACTTGCAGTAACTGATCTTAAATCATAACTTGGAGCAAATAATGCACCGGTATTATACATTGCTCCCTTACCAGATTGATAACGAATGTATTTTTTACTTTGACGAATAGCTTGGCCGCCATGCTGCGGACCACCAGTACCTAACATAACACCTCCGTCAAAGGGTCTGTGTGTAAAGAATGTATCGGGTCTTACATAAACAACTCCTTCAAGTGTTGTTGCTGTACTAATAGTACCTGGCGCTCTAGCAATGTATCTAATTGTAGTTGCATTGATAACTTGTTCAACTGCAAACGGCCCAGATGCTAAAGCGTGATTAGTTCCTGTTGAAGTAACGTTGATGTTTAATCCCATACCAGGAACAAATCCGTGATTACTTGTAAACTGTACCTGCACCGTTGCAATAGCTGTATAAGAGATTGTTGCACTTGCAGAAACAATTCCTGTAGTTCCTTCTGACAAAGTAATTGTTGCATACACAGGAATCATGTCACCACGTTGAACAGTTCCACTAGCAGTCGGATTAGCGGTTATTGTACCTCCGGCTAAATGACTCATAGTCAGGATACAATCATTAGTTCCGTCAACCCCTTCAAAGTTACTACCGGTAATTTTAAATCGGTTGCCTGGATAATAGTTAGAAGTAGGATTTGATCCGTACCCTGTGCAGGTGTAAACGCCATTAGCACGAACAACTGTAAATACACCACCAGAACCCCTTGATCCGGAATTACCAACAGTAATACCAGTAAACGATCCCGATCCGACTCCTGTTCCCTCAAATAATGTTGCTGTTAAAATTCCACCAGAACCATCAACGGTGTTGACGTTAATGTAAGCATCATTGTCTGGAGTTGTACCGCCTAATTGATCCCCTAGGATTCTTAATGTATCTCCTTTAAGGTAACCACTACCGGCTGTTGCAATGGCAGTAAGTGTATATCCTCCGCTCAATACTGTAATATCTACTGTACAGCTAGTACCCGTTCCTGCAACTGCTGCTGCACTGCCTGTATAGGTATTTTCGTCTCCAAGGTGCCCTACGGTCACCGCACCGTTCAAGGTTAATGTTGTTCCAACAATAGCCGATATTTCTCTCAACACATTTGGACTAGATTCGTTCCCTACTGCCATACCTGTACTTAGATCAGTTACATTTACAAGCTCAATAGTAGATACTCCACTTCCGTAACTTGTTTTTACAAACTTATAATCAACAATACCGTCACTGTTTGAAGGACCAAACACACCCGAAACCTGTGTACCCGGATTAATACCTGTTCCAGATATTGGAGCACCAGTCGGCGGAGCTGCACCAATAAATGCTATAGTATTTTGACCTGATTCTGTTCTTAGAGCAGTAACAAAAGAACCACTAGAACCGTTAGAATGAACTGTAAATGTTGGAGATCCAACACTTGCACCTGTGTAGAAAGCAGCCTGTCTTAGCTGTGTAGTTGAAGTAGCTAAAACTTGACCTGATGATGTGCCAACTTTAGCCTTTGCATAGTATCTAAAAGTGGTAGTGGACGGAACATCATAGATAATAAATGTACCTTCTGCACGATTAAATCCTGTGATAGAAGCGGCTAGTGCTCTGATAGTAATAGGAGTTCCGGCAAGGAATCCATGCGCACCCTGTGTTGTGACTGTGATTAAACTAGAACCAACCCCACTCGTTCCAGTAGATGCATCAGTAGTTACTGTTACTACTGCAACGTCGGTTGCCGATACTTCGTAGGTTGCAGGATATCCACGCTGCATACCAATGGCTTGCCACTTTGTTGGTTGTAATCCGTATTCAAAGTCAGCATCAATCATTGCCTGAGGTTGGGCAACACGCATACGCTCAATAGCATCTGTTCCGAAGTCATACGGACGAACTCTAAGTTCTGTATTTTCTAAAAATACCTGTACAGAATCTGTGGACAACATGTCGGTACAGTTAGTTTTGAATCTAATAAATGTAACACCGTTGTTAACAGTAGTTGCATTTGGATAGTTTTCAGTATTGCCTTCGTAGAATGTAGCAGTCCCGCCTTTACTAGGATCTGCAAAGTTGTAGATAACAACGTTGTTAGTTACGTTTGAGATCAATAATAGATCTTCTAGTTCAACCTTACCTAGTACCTCAACTCTAGCCAGCTGAACATCATATGTTGGCAAACTACCTAGACCATTTTGAATAACATCAATAACGTTAGTCAACAGTTCAGTAACTCTAGTCTTAGCAGCAGACTCTCCAGTCTTTGATAGATCAATGATTTGAGGCTGCTCTTGTTGTTCTGGTATTGTATCTAAAATATTTTCAATGATGTAATCATTAATAAGATCTATCGTAAAATAGTATGCTTCGTATTCCGCTAGTCTTGTTCCGTCAATTTGAGGAACATCACCGTCCCAATATCTGCTAGATACTCTATGAATTTCTTCATTGCCGCCATATCTCAAGTCATGGATCAATGCATCTAATACATATCCACTGTCTCTTTCGCACTTAGCTTCATCAAAAATATAATCTTTGAAACCATTAACAGCGAGAATAATATCTGCTTTGTTTGTGGCAATTGCTGTTGCAGCAGTTTGAATTCCCGATGCTGCCCAAGTATAACCCGGAGCTGTTCTAGTACCAGGTAACGAACTAGTTCCGTTAGCAACAACATCTTCAATAATCTGTAATAAAACTTCTAATGCTGTTGCATCACTAGAGTTTGCATTATTGCCAGTTGATATCTGCGTTTCAGTATTTCCAACTGATTTTGTAACAGCAATACCCTGTACCACTTGTGCAACAATATCAGCTAAACGTGCATATGCTGCAACTGTTTGAGATTTATGTGTTGGATCAATACCGGGATTATTTGCAGCATCAAAGTAGAAGAAAAACTTTGCATTGTCGTAAGTTGCTGAATTGCCACCGTAAAGAATATCATACGAAATAGAATCTATCGCATACTTTACGTCTCTTGCACACTTCGCAACATCATGGTTGTGTGACGGGTACATTACATCAACCCATGCATTTATTTCCGCGGCCAGGAATACTTTGTTTGCCTGTAATCTATCTTTCGCAGCAATCTGACTAGTAGTTGCTGTAGAAGGATTTGAAAATGTAACCGCATCGGCATTTGATCTACCATTATCTGCAAT